AAACAACTCCGCAAAAATTGCATTTGTTTCCGTTGACGAAGTAAATATCATTGTTTTTTTATTATCGCAATATATTTCGTACGTAGATAATAATGCTCTTTGATATTCCGGATCTTGGAAAACTCGCTTCATTGATTCGGCAGTAAATTCTCCGCTACTATCTGTTTTAAGTCCTGAATAATCAAAATCAATTAACTCATTTTCATCTTTTACAAGATAGTTATTATCAATTAACCACTTAATTGGTTTGCCACAAATAATATCATCATATACATCGGCCATACATTCCACTGCTGTTGTATCTTCGTCAATTTTATATCTCTTCAAACGTACTGGAGTAGCTGTAAATCCAATTATTTTACAGTTCTTTAAGTATGGAAATAACTTATTAAAAATCCAAACGTGGCATTCATCAACAACGCAGTAATTAAATGCAGGCATTTTGTCGCGTCTATTCCAAAGGCTTGAAACCATTGCGACAATAACTTTATTTTGTGGAAATATTTTATTTCCTGCTAGCACCATTCCAACATCAATCCCTTGCTTTTTAAAAGTATCGTTTGTTTGATGAACAAGATCAATACTATCAACTAAAATTAAAGTTTTAGAATCTAGTTGCTTAATCATTTCTGTAAAAATTACAGTTTTACCACCTCCAGTAGATAGTTGAACGCAAAGTTTATCAACTGTTTTTAATTTTTCAAATATACCATCTAGAAGTTCTTGCTGGTATGGCCTTAATGTCTTTATCATAAAAATAAAAAATGCCCACAATTTCAAGCGGGCAGGCTTTACTCTTGTGAGCTTTTTAAAATTTCTTAATTAGTATCGAACCTGCCCGAACAATACTAATGCAAATATACAAAAAAATGGCACGTAAAATTAATCACGTGCCTTTTTTATTTTAAAATGGTAAATCTGTATCTAAATTATCAGGAACTTGCCCAGCTGGTTGTGTTGTTGTTATTTCTGCATCGCTTAACTTTTCAATTCTCCAACCTTTAATGCTATTAAAGTATTTTGTTTCTCCATCAGGATTAACCCATTCTCTACCACCTAAATTTATTGATACCTTAATATTTTGACCTACTGACAATCCATTTAATAAATCGGTTTTATCTTGCACAAACTCAATTAATATACTTTGTGGATATTGATCCTCTGTTGTAACTACTAATTCACGCTTTTTAAAAGATGCGCTTACTTGTTGTTCTTCTCCTATTGATTTTACTTTTCCAATTACTTCCATTGTTTGTTATTTATTAAATTAAGTTTATATTCATTTTTTAAAGTTTCAGCTTCATTAATTCTATTTAAAATCTTAGCGCAAATATCATCATCCTTATCAATTATAATTTCGTGCCAATACTCTATACCCTCAAAGATGTAATAGTTAAAGAAATGCGCTTTATTTCTATTTGTAGCCATCATTTGCATTTGCATTTGATAAAGATATTTATCATCTATTTCATTTGTAGCTACTAATTTAAAGAAAGTATTTGCTTTTGGGCATTTGATTTCTAAAATAGCATCAGTTCCTACTAATCCATCAGGCGAAGCTCCAGCATTATCAGTTAAATTAAAGAAACCGCATTCAGTAACATCTATAAAATCAAATGATTTTAGTTCTTTAAATTTAGCAAATGCCAAAGGTTCTAATTCGATGCCTCGTTCCATATCGTATGAAACAAAATTATCTTCTACTTCTCCAAATAGTTCTTCAACTGCTTTATCAAAAGCATAACTTTGCCCTGTAAGTCCTAGTGCTTTAATACCCATTAATTTGTAAATCTCACTAGCTGTAAATTTACCTAATCTTTGTTGATGCCATTCTAAAGTGCGTTGTACTGATTCCATATTTCTGTTGTTAAATTATAAGATTTTTCAATTTGTTCTTTTGTTGCATTAGCTTTTTTAGCAGCTTCAAAATTAGCTGCGGTAAAATCAGGTTTTACTTTTGTAATTGGTTGTAATGGTTTAATACGAACGCCATCTGTAATTGCGCCCATCATTTTTACATTACGATCAACAAACATTTCAATTTTCATTCCTTTCCAATTCTCTATTATGTGGCATTCTTTACCTAGCAATCCATTCTTTTTAGCAAATCCAGCTAATATTTTATTATTAGTTGAATTTAGTTTAAGAGGTTTAATAGGTTCAATAAAATAGCAAAATATACCATCCATTTTAGTTCCTGAAACATCTACATTAGTTTCAAACTTTACTTCTTTAATAGTAAAAATTAACGGTATGTTATCCGTTTCCATAGCGTCTAAATCGGCACTGGCTAAATGTGTGCTTTTTCTGTACTTTCTCCAATCTGTTTGTGTTTCCATAATGTTTAAATTAAAAAATCCTAACTTAAATCCTACGGGTCAGCATAGGCAAAGTCAGGATAGATTATAGTTTTGTTTCAATCTCTGACCAGATTGTTTAGCAAAGATATTAAAATAATTCTTCTTGTTTAATTTTTTCTTTAAATCTTTTCTCAGCTTCTTTTAAATTTAAAATAGCTTGTTTAAAGTAACTATCTTTTAATTCAATACCGATTGCTTTTCTACCCATAGAAACGGGGCTAAAAACCTCGCTACCTACGCCCATAAAAGGAGTTAAAACAACTTCATTAGGATTTGAATACAATTCTACAATTCTATCTATAACATCTAATTGAAGCGGATGCACGTGTTTTTCGTCATCTTCTTCTTTACTATCTCTAAAAGGTAAAACGTTATCTATACGAATATCATCCCAAACACTAGATGCGTAACGTTGCCAAATATAATGATTCAATTTTGTGATTTTATCATCTTCATTTATGTTGTTTAAATGTTCCCATAATTCAACCTCGTTAAGATTAGAATTATTAGCGTTATTCCACGCTCTTAATATGTTTGGAAGTATTGGAACTTCACCAGCGTAATGATTCATTCCGTAAGGATGCACTACTGGCGTTTCATTTTCACCTTTTTTAGTAAATATCAATACATAGTCAGGCATTGCGGTAAAGCATTTTGTTGAATCTTCAACTATAAATTTATGCATTAAAGATTGAACCATTGTACGCATACGAACTTTTAAAGGCTCTTTCCAAATTGTAATGCGGTTACGATATTCAAAACCGTACTTTGTATGTATTCTAATAATCTCGTTTGGAAAATCCCAAAGCCTACAAGTATTGTCAAATACATCTGTACAATGAACAGCAGTTATACGACCTTTTTTTGTTACCCTTGCTATTTCAGAAATTAAAAACTCATATTGTTCTAAAAATTGTTCTTTGCTTTCGCAGTTGCTAAAATCGTTTTCACTACTTGAATAATTGTACAATCCAGCAAATGGAGGACTATAAACTGAAAGATCAATACTTTCATCTGCCAAAGTTGGCATTACTAACATACAATCGCTATTATAAATAGCGTATTTGTCTGTAACTACTTGGTCTTTTACTTGGTTTTTCATAATTAAATAAAGTTAGGTTTGATAATTTCTTTGTTAAATTCTTTTACTTTGTGTTCAAATGAACGATTAACATTTTCAGTTAAATTTTTATGCAATTCTATTGCTTTTTGTGTCTTTTGTTGTAAGGCTTCTAATACCCTTGTTTGTCCATCTGAAACAACTAAATCAATAGTTACATCTTTAGTTTGTCCAAAACGCCAAAAACGTCTTATAGCTTGGTAATATTGTTCGTAGCTCCACGTTGGAAAAAATACCGAGTGATTGCAATGCTGCCAATTTAAACCCATAGAAGTCATTTTAGCTTTTGTAATTAAACGTTCTATTTCACCATTGGCAAACGCTAAAAGTATTTCCTCTTTTTTGTCTATGGATTGAGATCCAATTATTTCAACTGCGTTTTTATCTGAATGTTTAAGTATTGCACTTTCATTATTTGTGTTACACCAGTATACGCTAGTTTTTCCTTGCGCTAATTCAATAGCTTTTTCACATCGTTTATCTTCTGTTTGCTTTTGTTCGTGTCTAACTTCTGTCATTGATTTAGCAATAGGAACAAACATACTAATTTGACCATCTAAGTCAAATAAAGATTGATTTTCTACAATGTGTTTATTTATAATCAATTCAGGTAAATTATAACGATCATTACTAAAACCTAAATCACTAGGCATTTTTGCCATAATCGACCATTGATTAACCCACGCAAAGAAATCTTTTTCAGCGTGAGGCTTTAAATAAAACTTCTCGCCAATATTACGGTTATTACTATCTACACTATTTTGATTGTTTTTAAAAAACTTACCTAGCATATCCATATAACCCATGTAACCAAGTGCCTCGCTACTTGTACCTAATTCGATAAAATCGTTTGGGGATGGTGTCGCAGTAGATAAAAATCTAAAAGGTATTTTCTTAACAAAACTCGTAACCTCTTGTTTAATTTTTCCGTCAAAGTTTTTAAGTATTGAACTTTCATCTAGTATAACCCCCTCGAAATCTTTTTCACTAAAGTAATGCAAACGTTCGTAATTGCAAACCACTATTTTTTTTGTGTGCTTTCCATCTTTGGAATATTCAATATCCTCAATACCTAATTTTTCAGCTTCTAAAATAAATTGAAATGCAACCGCTAAAGGAGTAAGAATTAATACTTTTTTGTTTGTGTGATTTACAATGTTTTTAGCAAGTGAAAGTTGTACTAAAGTCTTACCTAGTCCAGTATCTAAAAATACTGCGCTACGACCTTTTA